GCTTTCTCTCATGAGCAAACTCCGTCTTTAATTGATTCAAAGCATTAGCCTCAAATCTATAGTCTCTGGCGTAATTTAAAGCTGCTCCATATGCTAAGTAACGCATCCAATGATCGAATGGTAAAGCTGGATTACCAACATCGCCAAAACCTGCATGCTCTTTATATCCATAGATCATAACATCATAACTAGTATCTGGAATCGTTCTAAAGACCATTTCCGTGCCATAATAGAGCATTTCTGTTGGATAACCTGATATTAGTATATCTGTGTTATTAACGCCCCAATATTCATAGAACTCACCAGGGTCTTGGTATATCTTTAGTTTGTTCCAAGATATAGACTCATCTGGTGGATCTGTTAATGTTATGAAACCTTCTAATGATATATTAGAAAAATTACTATCAGCGCCTACATCATTAAAGGTATAGACGCCTGTAGTGTTTGTTTCATCTATCGTAAAGCCTAATGTTCCATATTGTTCAAATAGTTTTACATCATCAACCATAGTTAGACTAATGAAGTCATTTAAATACGTTCTTAATATTGTATCGCTAGAATCTGGGTCATTTTCATTACGTCTGCCTATTGCTAAACGCATGATTCTTAAACTATCTGAAACAAACTGTGCCATCTTTAATCCTCATATATTGTTCGTAGAGCAAACCTAGGGTCCATTGAAGAAATCCTAGTCTCTCTAGATCCATCAGCATTATCATACCATTGCCAATTTGGAGTTCCTTTCTTAGATAAGTATGCTACTATACATCTAGGTAACTCATAGGTCTTACCAGGTATTAACCAATCTTTTTGTTTAGTTCTATCAAAATGAATAATATCATTAGATAACATTACTGGTAATGGGTTGGTTGGTTGGTCTTTTCTATTAAATACTATTGTCTCTGTTGGATGTAATTCCACAGGACAAGGCTTTGCTGGATATCTGCATATCTTTAACTGTTTATTTAGCTTTCTAGCCTCTCTGTTATACCTGATATAATCAGATAGATTATTTAAAGGCATATCTTCTATAGCTACCTTTTCTTCTTTAGGTGCTTCTTTAATTATTTTATCTATCTTAGCGGGCTGTTCTAGATATTTACTCTTAGCCATCTTTGTTCCTTTTGTTATTCTTCATAAATAAATGTTTTTTCTACCAAACTTACGTTTCCTCCAGACACATAGGCTGTATAACCTGTTGTATCTACAGGCTCAAACGTAATTGAATCTTGTATCTTAAACTTATCTGTATCTGTTACTACGATGCGATATTTCATACCATTTAATGGCTCTACTGGCATTGGATGAGAAATCCACCCATTAAGATTCATTAATCTGACAAAATCATTAGTACTAAAGTCGTGATTTGTAGAAGTTGTTACTTCACATTCACTATCAAGACTTATTGCTGATATATCAAACCTATGTTCTTCTTGACCTGTAGCCATATTTCCTCACTATTATTCAAAAAAAAAGGGGCGGAAGCGCTAGCTTAGGAACTCATAAGTTTTACCAAAAGCCTTCCCAACTTCCTACCAAGTCTCTCAACCATGGACTCCCTTCATTTACTCTTAATTAAGCTAAATCACCTAAATTTGTTACCTTTCCAAATTTTGTACACTTAATAACTAGATCTTCGCCGTTAGCTCCAATCACATCTGTGCCTAGTGTTAACTTATATTCAACAGGATCATATGTAAAAGCACTGCTTAACGCTTGTGTCCTAGATATACCCATTACGCTACCACCAGATACATATGCTGTATAAGCTGTTGAATCAATGTCTTCGCCAGTCTCTACATCTTGTAGTGAAAATGTATCTGCTGTAAGAACTGTGATGCTGTATCTTTTGTTCACTAACTCATCCATACCACGAGCTGTAGTCATCTCAGCGCCTAAATCTGTGATACGCACTTCCCAGCCTGTAGCCATACCGTGTGCAACTGCTGTTACAACGCAAGGATCTGCTGCTGTAATACCAGTAATAGCTGTACGATAGTCGCTTGCTCCACCACTAGTGTTAGCTACTGTGAAACCGTTTGTAGTTCCTTGAACAAAGTTAAATGATGCACCTGCTGATGAATCAATTACTTGTTGCTTATATGAATAAGCTGCTGTTGTTTGGTCTTTAAACCATACAGCATAAGGTATTCCGGCTGCTGTTGCAGTCCAATCTGTGAGATTGTAAACCTCAACCATATCTGCATCGAAACTCATTGTTAGTGTATAAGCCGCGCCTGCTGATTCAGCTGTGAATAGTTCGGTCATTGTTTGACCTTCAAATAAATCTGACATAATCATTTTCTCCTTATGTTACGCTTTTGTTGAAAGTAATGTTACGATATGAGAATCGTCAAGTATCGCTGCGTTAAAATAAGCAGTGAATCCCATTGATTGGAATCTGTTTAAATAATCATTGAAGCCTAGAGGCTTAAGAATCATTTCAGTAGATACTTCATCAAGGCCTACATATCCGTATGCGTTTGCGCCAACAAATGTGTTGTTGTAAACTGGAGCTGCATCAGTTGATACTTTTACTAATGTTGATGTTACCCATCTAGCTTCATCAGTAGATCCGAATTCAGCTTGTAAAACTGCTTCTTGTGATCCGTATTGTGAAGTAGGGATAAAAGCATCTAATGCTCTGATATCTGGCTTAACTTTTACGTGAGAAGTAACCCAATATGCTGATTCTACAGGGCCTGTACCGAATCGGCTAGTTCCTTCAACTGTAGGAGTCATTTTCTCTGTGTCTCCTTCATCTAAGTAAGCTATCGCTCTATTGACATCAATTTGAGATAATTCCGTAATGGCATTTCCGTTAATTCCGCTAAGACAAGAGATTTGAGCTACGCTAGAATCCCAAACATCTCTAGTTACTTTATCTAACATTGTGTGCATAGTTTGAGAAAGATTATCAGCAGTTTCGTTAGCTGTGTCATCTTCAACTACTAACAATACTTTTCTGGATAGTAGAACTACTTTACCAAATTCTTGTACTGTTACGTTTATGTCAAATTTGTTGATTTGTTCTGGTGCTGGATCTGCATCTTCAGATAGAACAACAGGATCAGAATTTAAGTTTTCTTGTCTTCTGAAGGCCATTGTGTCTGTGTTTTTCTGTGGTAATGTAAATGCTCTACCAAATAGATTGTGAACATTTCTAGGCTTTGATCTTTGTAATAAAGCTCTGTGTGCCCATCTGTCGGCCATAGAACCATATTCTGTGGTTGTTGTTACACCCATAATATCTCCTTTACGGAAACCTTACCTGCGTTTGCGCTTAGACTGCCTATACTCTGAAAACTCTTTATCAGACATGTTCATTACATCTACAGCTTGATTTAACGCGGCTGCCTTTGGTATGCCAGAAGGTGAGTTCGGGGCATCCCTTTTTATGGCTTGCTTTGTGTTCAACGCTGCTTTCTGTTTTGGACTTAACTTATCCATTAATTCCCATGCTTCTTCGTATCTGTTTGGAGCGGCTTCTATCGCTGCTGCTAAGTTTGGCCTCTTTTTTAAAAAGTTAGCTAATTTTTCGTTTATTACTTCTGCTTTCTCAGGGTTTTGACGCATCCAAGACTTCTCTTCTACGTCTCTCATCATTTGAACTTGTTGCTGTTTTAATTCAGCTTTAGTAACAGGCTCATATTGACTTTCATCTTCCTCCTGAGGTGTAGCAGGTTGTTGCATCTGTTTTAATTGATGCTCTCTGTACATCTTTAGTTCTGATTCAGCCTCTTGTCTCTTTCTTCGCTCTTTTTGTAGAGCTGATAAAGGAACATTCTGCTCATGCTGAACTTCTTCTTTATTTTCAACATGATCTACTTGATCTGTTGATTCAATCGGTGCAACTTCTGTGTTCTCTTGAATCACTTCTTGCACTTGTTCTTGTACTTGTTCTTGAACAGTTTCGGTATCTGTCATTTTGTATCTCCCGATTTAGCGTAAGATAGCCTCTTACGATGGCATAGCGCCCTTTGCTTGTAGGTAGGCGACACCTTGCTTATTAAACTCTACTTCTAGCTTCTCTCCCTTCTTTTTAGGAGCAACCATCCATAATAGTTCTTTTATTCCGCGCTTTGGACATACCCAAAAACACATTTGATTACTTGTGAATTTTGGTAGTTTTAAATGCGCTTTTATCTGTTTAACAACAAACTTATTGGGATCGAACTTGTCAAATCTTGCTTGTAAGACAAGAAAGTAAGTCTCTTTTAGTTCAATCGCATTGATAGCTTTCTCCACAATTTC